ACCTAATGCACCATACTGTATTAACTCTTTTGCGTAATCCTGCATTATCTTCTCTTCTTATTCATCTTATAGATGGTAAAGATGGATGCAGCTGCTGATAAAAGTAGACAAAATATCTTTAAAGCAAATTCAACATCTAACATCCATGCTGGAACACTAAGCAGAATACTGCTAATTGTACCGGTTACTCCTTCGGCTATTTGTTGTTGGTGATTACTCATATCTCTTTTAATAGAGTGTAAGTAAATGCCTTTTTGTTTGATTGAATGCATGCTTGAATAAGCTCTTTATATTGCTTAGGGATATTCAACACTTGACAGCCTGCGCTCCACTTATCTATATTGCGAGACTCAGTAGATTCGTTAGCGCGATGGATGTTAATTCCAAATAGGCCTGTATCTTCTTTACCTTGCTCCTCAGCTATTGAATCTTTGTCCGCATCTCTGAATACAGTTACTTTTTTAGACTGCACTAAAGCGCTGTATTTACCCTGATGCAAGCCAATAACCCAAGTGTCTACGTACTGCCCTGCCTTCAAAACTGCAGTGCCTAACTTATTCATGGGATTATTAAGCCAAAAAGTACCTGGATTAGTTGTGCCGGTGTACCACTTAACTTCATTGCCCTGCACCAAGCCTATTAGATCATCAAATTTATTAGGCTCGTTAGCTTTTGAGCGTATGCCTACAATATGAATAGTAGGCCATTTGTAGCCAAGCTCTGTAAATTGAGCCTTAAGCTCTTCGATTGTTGGTGCTTTCATTCTTTCTTAGTTCTTTGTCGCGTTTAGATAAGTAGACTTTAAGCTTTCGCTCATAGTCTTTACGTGTTTTTTCTTCCTTTGTCATCCTTTATTAATTAGTGAAATCTCTTACGTTGAATCGACTCCATGAACTTGCCTCAGTTCTTCCCTCACTAAAAGCCACAGTGCTCTGCCTGTTTACCTTGCGCAATGGGTGAATGTCAGGGAAGTTATTAGAGCTGTATTCAGGATAGCTGCTGCTATTGTCACACAAATAATCTACTAATCTCTGAGTGTACCACTGAGCATTCTCGCGTGCCTTCTCCACTAATGAATCCATCTCGCCCTTAGTGATGGCTGTAGTGTTTTCAGATTGGCGAGTAACTAAGTTACCATTGTCATGCTTGTACATGAGGAATGGATAAAGCTCTACCATTGTCCACCAAGCAGTAGGCTTAACAATGTATTCGTTTAATAAAGTCTCATACACTCCGCTTAACGTGCCATTCTCTATCTCAGATTTAATCTTATTGGTAAGGTCAGTTCCAAGATAAAGAGTCATGTACTTATCTTGCGCCAAGTACATTGCAGGGCGAATAAGATTAGTATCTACAGCTTCGTTTAACTGAGTGTACTTCTTTAAGAATTCCTCGTTAATAAATAATATTTCCGGTGCTATTGCCATGTTATTAGTGTTTAATTTGTTCCTGGATATCTGCCATTATTCGGCAAGTCATACGTGCGAGTGTTAGCTGTAGCGAAGTCTTTAGCTATATCTTTTAAAGGCATTCCTGCTCTGATTGCTTTAGCCACTGAAATTGGATTACTTGAGTCTAATCCATTATCTGCAATGAATCTGCCCTTCTCTCTCTTGCGGAAGTAAACTCTGCGCTCCCAGTAGTGTTTACAATTGACTGAGCCCTTATATAACCATACGCTATAGGTAGAACCATTGTGGCCCATGTTAGGATTAACTGAGTTGCTATCTGAACTCATAGCAGTTAAATCTTCGTAACGGTATACAATGCCTGCCTTAGCAGCGCTTACCATTTGTCTGCAAAACTTGCGGCTGTTAGCGCTTAAGTTCTTTGAATAGCTGTATCTGATTTTATAAAGCCCACTATCCATTTCAGAAGGTTTATCAGGATCAGCATAACTGCGAACTGAAGCAAGATTAACAGGCTCAGCTTCGATTAATTCCCACTCATTCTCATCTACTATCTCGCCTTTATCTGCTAAGAATTCACACCACCAATTTTCATCATCTTCTGTGAAGATTGGAGGCTTCTCTTGTGGATCGGCAGAAAGTTCAGTCTTATATCTATTGTAAATAGCAGTAGCCCAGTCTCTCCCTGCATCACCACCCCATAACTGCCATGCTACTCTGCCTGCGCTTGGAAAGCCATCCTCTCCCTGATTCCATCCACTTGCTTCCTTATCTACAGCGTGTCTTTCAAAGTAGCTGTACATGCGTGTAATGGTCTCAAAAGATAAGTTACGCTTATTGCTGATGTCTCTTGCTCTTGCTACTCCTACCTCAGTGCCTCCTCTGTTATATTCCTCGCGCCACTTTAAACCTAACTCAGCCTCTGCGGCCATCTCGTTAGTAGGCTCAAAAGATTCGGGAATCTCTAAATTAATCTTTTTTTTTTGAGCGCTTAGTTGAGTTGTTGCAGTTTGTGCAACAGTTGTTGTAGTGATTTCTTCGCCGAAAATATCATTAGACTCAATGTATAAATCAGCAACAATGCCCATACCTTTAAATATCTCTTCAAGGCTATCTGTTATAATTTGTTGGTAAGGCTCAATAATGTTTCTATTGAAGATGCGGTAAGCCTGCTTCATTTCATCTGCGTTGCTACCTAATCCACCTGCATCACGAATACCAAAAAGTAGAGGAGATGTAACGCGGTGAGCTGCTAAGATATTCTCTCTTGACTGCACGCTTAATTCCTGCCATTGCTTATCTGCATCAGTCATAGGCACTAAATCTAAACGCGGTGCTCTATCAGCTGATTCGTTGAAAGTGAATACTACCTTACCTGCTTTCTTAGCACCCATCATTGTCTCCCAATTTCTGCGGATAGCCATCTGCTCCTCAGGATCAGGAATGCCGTTATTCATGTGAAGGAAGTAGCTCGGTGCCATTCCATTCGTTAAGAATGCTCTATAAAATTCGCTAATGTCGCGAGTGATTTCAATGTAGTTAATTGCGCTGTAATAGTCAGGCTTAGGATAGTATGCACTGCCTGGTGTCATCACTCCAACGAATAGCACTTGAGAAGGCTCATCTGCTTTTGTTGTAGGATTATACATAGGAATAAACACAGGAATGTTTTTCTTCTTACGTGTGTCGCTCCAATCCTTTGAGTAATAGATACCCGGTATAATATCCTCATCATTAGCCACAGCTAAGCGGCAGTTTTCGTAAGGCAGATGGTTAATCTTAGCAATGGTGCTTCTATCTACGCTCCAAATTACCTCTAAGTAATAACCTCCCTGCATCTTTGCATCCAATGCTATTGGCCTGCGGATAGTGTTAAGCTTTAATCTATCTATCTCTCTTTGAGCAGCAGGATTGTTACTCTTAATTTCCTTTCCTGCTATCATAAAAGATATGCTCATAGTTAGAGCAGAGTGCACCGGAGAGGCATAGTATAAATCAATGAGATAATTGCTAAACAAGTTAGCCTCGCCAAGCGTTACCCATCCTTTAGGTGTTTCTTTCTCGGTAGCTTCCTGAGGCATTGCTGCTCCAAGATTCACTAACATTGGTACTGATGGCTGTGAGTGATTATCCATTGTATGTGATGTCGTTATCTATTGTTAAATTCGGCTCTGTATAGCGAGGAGTAGTTACATCTTCTACTATTAAATATCCTTTCTCTATTACTCCCTCTACTGCCGCATTGGTAGGATCTAAGTTGGTGCTGCTATTTTGCCCATAAACTACGTACGAGAATCTCGCTGGGTAGTTAATTAGTAGGCTTGCAGCTGTTGGTGTATTAGCGTTAGTGCCAATACGAATGGTAGTGTACCTATCATTCTCTGCTATCTTGGTAGGGATAGCGTAAAGCTTCTGAAGTGTCTGCTCGTTTGTTAATTCAAGCAGATAATGAGTGTATGTATTAGACAGCAAAAGCTCCCCTTCCTTTAGTGTAAGGTAGAGGAGCTGTGCTGCTGTATTTTTAAGTAAATAAATCATGCTTTAAAGATAGCACAATTTAGTTTACAATGTACCTGCTACTACAGTAACAGTAGAGA